GAGAAATCAAATGTAAAATTGAAAACATTTGATTATAATACACCATCATCAAATTCATATGAACTAGATTTGGATGTAAACCATGACAAGAAATTTGCAGCAATTTTGGACATCAATAGTTTGAAAATTCTCCCTGGAACATATAAGGTGAAAATTTCATCTGCTGGAATTACATGTTGGACAAATTTGGATAGACCTGTCACATATTATATCACATTGGATACAGTATCCAAATTTGAGTAAACCGTTTTGGGGTCGATAGTGTTTATTGGAAGCACGTTAGCTGCATGAGTTGATCGCCACAGTTAAAAGTTTTGGTTCGAATCCAAATTTGCCCCAACCACTAAACAGATACATGCATTTTTGTTGGTGTGTTTATGTATAGATAACAGTTCGAATGTTATAAATAATATAAAGGGGTTATTTATGACAATATATAAATCATATAAAACAGGCAGAGAATTTTCAACAATGCGTGGTTATGTAAACCACATGAGGCATGTGTATAAAGGAATGCCAATCGAGCAAGCATATTGTAATGATACTGGAACTACACCACCAAAATGCAAGTATTGTGATAATTTGTGTAAATTCATAAGTTTAAGAAAGGGGTATGATGTAAAATGTTCATCAAAACTATGCGAATACACTCATCTGTGTATAATCAATAAAACCATAGCAAAAGTATCATCTAATGGTATATGTGGTTACGATGAAATAATATTAAACAATATCGATCTTTTCCAATCAGCATTTGATGGTTCATGTATAATTGATCCATATGATGGAATGGTGCATTCAAATACACGATTTATAACAAAACGGTCGCCAAGTAACATAAATTCGGAAAAGTTTTTTATCGATAGATATTGTATGTGTTGTGGTAAAATGTTTTTAGTTAATTTTATTAGGGATAATAAAAACCACCTATGCTCAACAGAATGTAAAAAAAGATATAAGAGAGAGAATCATTTTGGAATATCTGATGCGCAATTAGTGGAATATATTAGGACTACAACATTAAAAGAATATTCTTATAGATGTTCAATAAATAACATTCCAAAAAAAATTTTAAAAATGGATGTGGATGATATATATAAAATAATTTATAAGTCATTTACATATGATTCTGTATTCATATATTATGATCCAATTAATGAAATATATTGTAATATAATATCTTATTTAGGACATAATATAAATGCAACATTAAAATTCTTAATATTAAATAATATATTATCAATATATGATTATAAGGATGCTATGGAACAATGTTCAGTATGTGACAAGGAATACACAAATACCGTTACATATAGAGTTGATCCATCTGGAGCGTTTACTCACAAAAATAATACAAAATACAAATATTGTTCATCTGAATGTTATAAAAAGTTTTTGCAGTCTGGTAAAAAACATACTAGATATGAGTATTTAGATTCAACTAAAATAACTCAATCCATATCGATAAAGAGTAAGATATTATCTGGAGAATTTACTCCAAATGCAACCAACTCATGGTGCCATAGTGTAATACCATTTAATGGACATAATTTCAGGTCTAGTTGGGAATTAATGTTTTATGTCTATGCAACAACTTTAGGACACACATTGGAGTTTGAAAAAATTAGAATACAATATTTTGACACAGCAACGAGTTCTTATAGAATTTATGTAACAGATTTTTTTATGGATGGGTCGGTTATAGTAGAGGTTAAACCGTCATCTATGATCAATAAAAATGTCGATAAGATTGAGGCATTAAAGAAATATTGCGCAACTAATAATTATACGTATATAATATGTGATGAAATATTTTTAAAAAATATATTGACACCGGAAATGATTAATGATATAATTTATAGTGAATTAGATAAAAAAATAATAGATAGAGTAAAGAAATTTTGCAAAACAATGATGATTGAATATAATTAATGTAGAGACATAATATGAGACAAGATGATTTTATTTGGTATAATAAGTACAAACCACGCACGATACAAGAATGTATTTTACCAAAACATGTTAAACAAATTTTTCAAGAATATATTGACGCAAAAGAATTCCCGCATCTTATGTTATTTGGAAAACCAGGAATTGGCAAATCGTTGTCATCTATGATTTTATGTAATTCTATTGGAGCAACAGTTAAATACATAAATGCATCAACGTCCGGTATAGATGAAATTCGTGACAGCGTTGTTCAATTTTGTTCAACAATGGGATTTGATAATTCTCTTAAAGTTGTTATTTTGGAAGAATGTGATTCTTCAAGATTTAAATCTGGATTTGAAGCACTAAGACCAATTTTGGATAATCTATCAAAAAATTCTAGGTTTATATTGACAGGCAACAATATATCCAATGTCCCAGAACCAATTGTGTCCAGATGTACTACGATAGATTTCACTATTCCAAAAAATGAGGCACCAAAACTAGCATCCCAGGTTTTGAAAAGATTGAAGTTCATTTTAGATTCAGAAAATGTGTCGTATGACGACAAAGTGTTAGTTGAATTAATTATGAAGCACTATCCAAACAACAGAAAAATTATTGGGGAACTCCAAAAATTTGCCAGTTCTGGCACAATTGATATCGGGATTTTATCAAACTTTTCAAATGATTCATTTCAAAGTTTGATTGTAATGATCAAAGATAAAAGGTTTACAGATGCCAGAGCATGGGTAAATGATAATTCAGATATTGAACCAGGATTTTTCTTTAAAACATTGTATGAAAATTGTTCAAAGCAATTGGAACCAAGTAGTATTCCAGAAATGGTTCTAATTTTGGCAAAATATCAGTATCAATCATCTTTCTCTATTGATCAAGAAATTAATACAACTGCAGCAATTGTTGAACTAATGTCATCAGTACGTTTTAAATGATTGTTTGCGTTTGTAGAAATATTACAGAAAAGCAAATTATTGAACAAATTAAATTGGGAAAATCTTTGGCGCAAATTATTAAGTATTATGACTTAACACATTGCGCCAAATGTGTTCCATATGTGAAGGAATTGTATGACAAATGTATTTGATTATGTTAAAAATATTAACAAGAAAGATGACCAATTAGAGTTAACATCGGAATATGTTCCATATATTATAAACAAAGCATTTTCGACATATTATGATACCATTTTTTATAGCAATGCTATAAATATAGCTGGATCAATAGATCACCAATGGCAATATGATTTTTATTACCATGGTGTTCCAAAAAATGTAAAAAGATTTGCTAAATACCCTAAAAAGGTTTCAGATAAATATTTGTTAGTTATACAAGAATATTACAATTGTTCTTTACAAAAGGCAAAAGAGATTGTTCAAATTCTTGATGAAAATACTTTACAAATAATTGAAATGAAATTGAATAAGGGTGGAAAAGATGGATGATGAGTTTTTGTGGTCAATGGATGAAATGCTGGAGGTAGAATTAACTGAACCAGATGATTTTTTAAGAATTAAAGAGACATTGACCAGGATTGGTGTTGCTTCCAAGAAGGAAAAGACTTTGTTTCAAAGTTGTTTAATTTTGCACAAACAAAGTAAATATTATATTATACACTTCAAAGAAATATTCAGATTGGATAAGAAATGGAGTGATATTTCTTATAATGATATGGAAAGACGTAATACAATTGCATTGTTATTGGAACAATGGGGTTTGTGTAATATAATTTGGAAGAAAGACCAATACAAACAAAAAACACATTTATCCAATATTAAAATAATTTCTCATGCAGAGAAAAGAGATTGGAATTTGGTTACCAAAGCAGCTTTGGGCCAAGATAAGAAATATTGATACAGAATTGGGAAATTTATTTCCAATCCATTTGGTGCCGAATGGGCCAAATGTGTAATTATAACTTGCCTATAAAGGGAGAAACATATGTATTACGATTCAAGTAAAGTTGCACCAAAAAACTATACACCATATTGGACAAATCTTGTTGGATTTGAAGAAATCTTATCCATTTTGGATGCAAATTCTCATACAAAAAAACAATCATATCCTCCACATAATATTGTAAAAATTGATGAAGAAAATTACAATATTGAACTGGCTGTTGCAGGATTTTCAAAAAAAGATATCAAGGTAACAGTTGAAGATAAGGAATTATTGATTGTTGGCGAACAACTGGATAAGAAAAAACCAGAATATGTTCACCAAGGTATTTCCGAGAAAAAATTTACCAGTAAATTCAAATTGGCAGCAGATGTAAAAGTAGTTGGTGCCACATGTGTTGATGGTATTTTAATTGTGGAATTGAAACGCATTGTTCCAGAAGAATTGAAACCAAGAAACATTCCAATTTGGTAACATAGTAGATAAGTAACTTAAAAAGGCTGGTTCCAGAAATGGTTCCAGCCTTTTTTGTTGACAAACATTTATATCTATGTTATCATACTTTCAACAAATTATGGAGATAACTATGAAAGACTTGGTTTTATTGGCACTGCATTTGAGCACATTTTTGACATTGCATACATATTTGAGTATGGATAAAGTGTTGCGAATATATGGTATGATTATTTTGATTACATTGGTACAAGCATATGGTTGAATTTTTATTTGCTCTATTGGCA